CAATATTTCACAATCGTGAAAATCAATAAACTCCGTAATTAGTTTTAAAGACATGTTAGTCTCCTTTTGGTTATTCTCCTGCACCAGTATCATCTGTCACCGTACTCTGACCATCTTTATTATCTTGGTCTATGACTGTTGTATCTACTGGTGGAGTATTATCAGTATCTTCCGGTTCTACTATTTCTGGTTCATCTTCAACTGGTGGAACATACTCAACACCGTTCACTTTAGCAATAACTTCAGCTTTTTTAGAAGCAATTCTATCCATAATCTTTTTATTGATTACTTTTTCAAGGTTACCTTTTAGATCAACATATTCTTTTTTCTGTAGTGTGTCAATTAATGTATCAGACATACATAAACCTCCTAATTTAATTTTACCAATCGTTCATATTTCTATTTATAATACTATTCATAACTTAAAACTGTAGATCTGTTTCTGCTGGCTGTTCTGCTGCAGAGTTTGGCTCTCCAGTGTTATCTCCACCCTCTGCTGGTGATTGTCCAGCAGTTTCTTCTGGAGATGGAGCTGCTGCTTCTTGAGCAGCCTGCTCTTCTTTGGCCTTCTTATCAGCATCTTCTTTAGCTTTCTTCTTTTCTTTTTCTAACAATGCGTCATTTTCAGCATATTCATCATCAGGCATCTTAAAGTATTTCTTAACAACAAACTCTTTTGAGAAGATACCGTTTTGTTCATTATCCAAACTCCAAATATAAGATGATGCTGTACCAAGCATGCTAAAACGTTGCTCTAATACATCGAGAGCTAAGAATTCTTTATAATAATTTGATTTAGTATAAACTAATTCTAAAACACCTCTACTACAATATTTAGGATCTATTCCACGCATGCGACATAATAATCTTAGTGGATCTAAAAGTATATACTTAAATCTACTATGCATTTTTTCAATAAAATGTGCAAGTTTTAGTTCTTCACGAGTAACTTCACCCATTCTTCCACCACTATATTGTGATGTAGGTTCCTGCCAACGAGATGATGGTAATTTTAAAGCTTTATATAGTTTCTTTAGGAAGTAGTTGATATCTTCAATTTCTCCTAAATTCATAGCACCACCAATAGTATCAACTGTGGTACCATTTCCATTCTCATCTTTGCTAAACCAGAAGTCTTCTGTTGCTGCTTGAATATTAAGAGATGAGTTAATGGCACCAGTATTTGGATCATATATGTTACGTTTGCGATAACGTCTCATTAATCCTTGCATGTATTCTTCAGCTTTACCTTTTGGCATTCTGCCAGTGTAAATATTCCAAACTTTACGTTCTGGAGCTCTAACTAAACGGTAAACAACAATAGCATCTTCTAAATTCTTTAACTGGTTGTAAACACGAATAGCTGGTTCAAGAAAACCTCTAACATCCATTCTATTAGCACCATATGTTCCATAGCTAATGTATATTATTTGTTCAGGTTCAAATTCTCTTGCTATAGCATTGCTTTTGCGTAATTCATCTATTGATTTTATACATGTTTGTTTGTATAGAGCATCTTGTATAACCTGTAAATATTTTACAGGTTCTCCTGTTCCACCTTCGTAAACAGGAATCATTGTAAATGCAGGGAGAGTTTTTACTCCAATAATATTTTTCTTCTTATTATCAATAATAACTTCAAGATATAATTCACCTTCAGTTAAGAATTTTCTAAAATAATCATCAGCGTTTTCATTGAAATGAAACACATCATCTATAAGGTATTTAAAAGCTGCTTGGATTCTCTTTTCAATATTTACAGGAACTTTAGAGCCATTTTTTGGCTTAACATTAATTTTAACAATATCACCAAAATCATCTGCAATAATGGCATCATTTGTTATTTGATCAATTGCATCACCAACTTCAGGGTATAGATACATTTCTCTATATTTGCCTATTCTATACATCTTATTATTTAAAATAGGTTGGAAGTCAACATGAGTCATGTCGCAGTCCATGTATGCACCCATAGAAGCAGCATTCATGAAAGAATCAAATTGTTCCTGAGATATAGCTTGAGAATTCTTACGAACCTGAACTTCTCTTTCAGCTTCATCTTGTTCACGATACTTTTTAAATGTATCTGAAAATCCGTTTTTTATTACACCCCAAACACTCATGTTATCTCCTTAAATTAAACTTCGTAAAATTTACGACTAACCGCATTAATACCAACTCCGTAATATGTTCTCGCATAAAATCTTAGAACTTCATTCATGTTTTCAATTGGAACTAATCTTGGTACTGCTACTCTGCTCATTCTATACTGTCTTGTTATTCTATTAGTGTGCTCATAAATTAGCTGCATTCTATTATAGTTTAGCCATGGAATTCCAGTAATAGATTTCTTTAACTGTACAGTTTTTAATATTTTTGCAAGCACTGAAATTCTTCTGTACCAAACAAGTCTTTCAGCAACAGGCATGTGATGAAAGTTCAATCCATGAAAAGTTTTATCTGTATAATTTACACTTGTCACAAACGTTAAAGGCATTATATCAAAAAACTTTAAAACATCAATCGGATAATCTTTGCTTGACTTATAAACATATGAATAAACATAACCAGGCTTTACCACTGACACACGTTCAAAGTTATCATTTATATATGTTAAATAATCATTAACATTGTTGTACTGCATTTAATTCAATCTCTATATACTCTTTAAGATTCTTGGCTTTCTTTTTATGTTTTACAGAAGCCATTTTTGGTGCATAAACATATGCACTTGGATCTACAGCACCATCTTTTGTTCCACCAATAGTTGATGTGGTGTTAGCTGCTGCAGAAACATCCTCAGTAACTTTCATCATTTTTTTAAAGACTGATACAGTCAAAGCATAGAACTTATAATTATCATCACTTGGTTTAATATTAGGATATTGACTCTTCACAGCTGCTTTGGCAGCAGACCATTTTGCTTCTGCTGCTTGAGGAGACATTCCTTTTTCTTTAGCTAATTTTAAAACATATGGTGTTGGCATCTTACTCTCCTATTTCTTATAGAATTTTCTTGTTTTTCTTCTTCATATAATTATACATACTTTTGATAATACGAGCAGAACTTCGCTGAACTGTTTTTTCATCATCATTATCTTTTTTTCCACGCTCTTTAATACTATCTAATTCATCAAACATATTATCATCTCCTAAAAGATGATATAGTTGTGTTCTCCAATCTTTGGAAGCTTTACCTTGCTCTAAATCAGCAATAAGCTTTTTAAGATCTGCAGCTTTTTTTGGAGTAGATGGTATTGCCCAACTTCCCTCTTCTATCTTTACAGATTCAACTGCAGCCATTGGAATCTGAGTATCAACATATGAGTCAGTTTGTCCACGTTGTGTATCAGTAATATCATCTATAATTTGTACATCTATATCTAAGTCAGCAGCAGCCTCTATTAAACCAGACATATCTTCATTAGCTATACTTTTAGGCTCTAAGTAAATTGTGTTCAATTCTCTAATTCTTTTCTTTAATTCACAAACTAATTTGTATACACATTTATCTAAAAGAAAATAACTTGCACGTTCTTGCTTACCGATTCCAACTTCTACAGCGTCAGCATCTTTTTCAATAATATACCAATTATATGTCTGCATTGGTTTTATATTATTATCATCTGATACTTTCAAAGTGCTTAAATCTTCGTTTAGCTGTTTAGCTATATATTCTGACCAGTTCATTCTAAATCCTCCTCTTGTATTTCTTCGTTTAAAACGCCCATCAAGTAAGTTTCAAACGACATATTATATTTTTCCATCATCTTCTCTACATCTTTTTTAATTCGCTTTATTTCTCCTCGAGTCTCAACTCCACCTTTAATAATTATCTGATTGTAAAAATCATTACCTAAAGTAACAGTATATAGAAAATTATTTAAATTTGTTAGTTTTGAACCAAGTAATCTTTTAAGCTTAAAGACCAATCTATCTAATACAGTTAATGATTTCTTTTCATCATCTGTTTCAGGAGATTTAATAACTTTGCCAGCATTATCAACTAAACCTGTTCTATAAGCTTGTGTTCTAATAATAGGAGTTACAATCTTTTTAATTAGTATGTAAGTTAAAACAGAGTCTATAGTTGATTGTTGAGCTGGTGTTGCCATGTTATCCTCTTATATGCCAAACATAATATGTTTAATTGCCATTAATAATGAAACCCTATCATCTATAGTTGAAACAGCACGAGAAAGCTCTTGAAGTTTATATCCACCTATTCTCAAAGCTTTTAAAATATCCATTTTCTTAATATTTTTTTCGTCTGTAGACATTTTTTCATATTCTTGCTGCAATTTAATGTATGCATCATTAATATGTTTGTTAATTCTGCTTATATTTATCTTTTGAGTGAAAGCAGCTGGATCACTATATGTTGTTTTGTTCTTTTTGAGCAAAAATAATTTAGGATCTCCGTTAATACCTTTAGCATTCCAAGAAACTTTGGTCATTTTTTTATCGATATTAACATCTAACTCTTCTTTGCTAATTTTTTGAACTGTATCTAATAATATCATGTTGAGACCATCATTTAGTGGTTTCCACAGATCTTGATTTATCTGAGCAAAATCACCAGTAATTTTAACCAAAGCGTTGTTAAAGGGAACGACTAATCCTTCAATCTTTGGATGTTTAGGTCCAGTTTTTCTATCTCCTTTGAACAATTCAGATGATAAATTGATAAGTATCTTAGCTCCAATTTTTGCAGTAAGTGATTTCTTTAACTCAAATTCTTCTTCTGATGTTATATTCGACTTCTGAAGTTGTTTAAACTCTGGGAAATGTCTCCACTCCTGAGCAATTTTAGATAACTCTTGTCTAATCTTATCATTGGAAACAATAATTTGGCTTTTAAATATCCAATTAGATTTCGATTTTTTAATATCTGTTTTTACAGACCCTATATCTCCATAATATGTCACAACATCAGATACAACACTTTCTTGCTTAATAGTATTAGCTAAGAACTGTAATCTTTCTTTAATAGTTGATAGAACAGGACTACCTATTTTCTTCATGAATTTTTTTGTTCTTTCAACCCACTCAAACGAATCACCACTTCTATTTTGATATATACCCCAACCTTTATATGTTAAGCCAAGACCCTTCTTCTGACTCTCTTTTGCAGCTTCATTAAGAGGAGCATATTTTGTAGCATATGTTCCAACCATACTATGAAATATAATATAGTTATCAATTGAAGAGTATTGAATCAAGTTTGGAATTTCACCATATATAATTTCAAGATTAACAAAAGATTTTGGAGATCCATCTAATCCAATCAAGCCAGCTTTTATTCTTTCATCTCTCGACAGTTTCTCAAACCCTTGTTGAAGAGCTTTAAAACCAGCTCTAAAAGCATCTCCACCTGGATGGCTTACTGGAAACTTCTTCTCTATATCTGTTGATGGTTGTTCAGATAAATTTCTTGCAAATGTTAACTTTCCAGCGTCATTAAAACCTACGAATAAATTAGCACCATCAACTTTTTCAGATGCCTCTAATTTTCCAGAAAGAAGTTCATCAAAAAAGCTAAACAACTCAATCTTAGTTAAAACTTCATATGGGTGTGTAAGGTGTCCAGCGAGAGCCGACTCTTTAATCATATTTGAATAATAAAACTGTTTAAAAGACATAATTACCTAACTGTTTGTTTAATATATTATCGATATTATTATATTCTTTATAAGAAATGCGAATGAGATGAATTTTATTTTGAACACAATATTCATCTTTCATTAAGTCTCTTTTCACCATATATTTAAACTCTTTAATACCTCCAAATCGATCAACTGGTCTAAAATGCTGTTCTCCATCAAACTCAATACACATATTATGATCTGGTAAATAAAAGTCAAATTTAAGATGTTTCTTGCTCTTTAAATTATCAAACTTTTTCTCGATATCAAATTTAATTTTATTTTCTATTAAAAAATTAGAAATTTTACTTTCACCTTTACTACGTTTACAAAATTTACAACATGTTCCATTAGCTTGAACTTTTTGCCAAGATTTCCAATTCTCTCTACCACATGAGCAAACATAGTGTAATTTCTGCTGATTATTTTTATAATCTTTAGATAATAGAGTGCAACTATCATCTTCAAATCTTTTATTAATTGTATTTATAGATACACGTTGTTTGTCTTTATTACAAATTTTACAATGTGATGATCCTCTATGTGACATAAAATCATTTAATCTAATAGTGTCAACATGTCCATTTTCACAGCTAAACTTTAATGGTATCTGATTATTTCTATAATTTGTTTCTAATAACTCACAACCATCTTCTTTGAACAACTTTTTAACAGCTTCTATCGAATGTGTACTTTTATCTGCACATTTTTTACAAATATCTGCATATTGTCTATAATCAACATCTGATATATTTCCACAAACATCACAATATCTCTTAACTTTTACATTAGATCCCTTAGTTAAATGCTCTACTTTAACTCTAATTTTAGGATTAGTTCCTTCAACAATATAACCTAATTCTATATAATGTCTTTTAACGTTATTTGAAATAGTTACATCAACCTCTTTCGTTAACAACATTATACTTTATCCTCTATTTCTTCAGGAATAGGTAAACCAAGTTTTGTAAGAGCCTTTTTAACTTCAGATGCTATAATATCAACTCTATCTTTGTATTTAAAATCTGGGGAGTGCATCTTCTTCCAGATGGATTCAAAACTAACTACATCTAATCTTGTAGCATCTTTACCAAAAATAGTTTGTATTATCTTTTCAGGAACCTTTGTAATATGTTCTCTACTAATAGTGGTTGGATTTTTAACAGGTTTGTTATTACTTCCAATATATGATACTGTTTTAACTCCCAACCCTTTAGACATGTCAAGAAATAGCTTTTTTTCCTTAGCAACTCCTCCACCATCAAATGTCTGAATAACATCTCTCTGTATATTACTTATAAGAGTTGAAAGAAGTATATTTCTATAGAACCCCATCTTTTTAAAACGTGATTCAGATTCAGATGGAGACCAATAAGACCACACTGTATAATCCATATTATCAGTTATCATTAAATCAACTTGAACATTGTGTACTTCTTGAACTTCTTTTGGTTCAATCTTAACAAACTTCTTATGTTGTTCATCCCATTTAAATGAAGATTTGTTGGGGTCATTATATACACCCCAACCTTTATAAGCAAGCCTATGCATTTTCTTTTGTGTATCTTTTATAGTATTTTCATTGATATGTCCAGCTATAGGAAAGGCGAAAGAAAATACATTTATACCACTTGAAAACTTAAAATCGCTCACAATAGATTCAAGAGTTTGAGTTACTTTTTTTATAACATCATCAATTGAATCTATGTGAAGATATTGCATCAGAGATAAAAGATTAACAGCAATATCTAAATCTCCAGATGGAGCAGACTTCTTTCCTGCAGATCCTAATAGCTCCCAATCTACACCTCGTTTCTTCAAACCAAGTTTATTAAATACTTCTGTTTGAAGAGTGTTTAGCGTTGCAGGAATATATTTCTGCTCTATAGGTCCAGCATGAACAGCAGCTCCACCTTCATTTAAATTATTGTAGTAGAAATCTTTAAATCTCATATTATTCCTTAAGTGTAACTAACAACAAGACCATTTTTAACAACAGTGTGTTTAAACTCTTCACTATTTTCTATTTTTAACAATATGTCTTCTATTGAAGGTGCATCTGATCCTTTATTTCCTCTTGGTCCTCTTTCGCCTCGCTCTCCACGTGGTCCAATATCACCTCTATCACCTCGCCCTCCAGACTCTCCCTTTTCACCCTTCTCGCCAATATCACCCTTATCACCGGAATCACCTTTAGGACCGGTATTGCCTTGATCACCTTTAGGACCTTTGCCCAAAATAATTGAAGTTTCATTTTTCTTCTCTCCTAATGAATTGTAAATTTTTTCCGTTATCTTTCCCAATACAATACTAACGTCCTCATCGCTAATATCAGAAAAAGACTTACCATCAGAAATTATGTTATTGTTTATCAAAAATTGTTTGACAACGTTTTTCTGCTCATTAGAAATCATTTATTTTTATACCAATTTTTTTAGACGTTCAATATTCTCCGGTTTGATAATTTCATCTTTAGCTTTAGACAAACCATCTTCAGTTATTACACCATCATTTATAAATCCATATTTCTCAAGTTGAACTTTATAATCAGGTATAATGACACTCTCTTGAATCAACACAACAGCTGCCACCAATGTTTCAATATCAATCAGATTACTTTCAGTGATAAACATCTTTAAAGCATCTTTAGCTGAATCATGTTTTTCGAAAATATTTTTCTTTTTTTCTTGCTTAAACTTATTGAATTGTTCTTTTTCCATTTTTTCCTCCATCAGTCTTCCTTTTCACCTTTCTTAGCTTCTTTTTCCATTTCATCTAATCTTGTATAATAATCTGGAATTTCTTGTAAATGATCTTTAGCTATTCTTTCAGCAATTAATGGACAGGAAGTGTGCTCCAGTTCAACTTTAATTCCCATTTTTAATTGCTTAGAATCAATATTAGCCTTTTTTTCTGCTTTATTATATAATCCTTTGCCAAAAAAATCTGTTAACATTGAATAAATTTCAGATTCTAAATCATCAGGTTCCATTTTTAATTTATCAGCTAATTCATGAATCTTTTCATCTTTTGGGTATAGATTATTTGTAAAATAATCTATAAGCATTTTTCTATGTTTTGAACATGCTTCAGATAAGATAAATTGTTTAAAGTTGTTCATTTAATATATTCCTTGATTGGGGTCTTTTGGTTTTTCACAAGCAGTGGGAGCATAATTTACACCACTCTTCAATGTATTTATGTTACTTCTTATGTCAAAAATATCGGCACTGGTACGAATAATTCTAAATAAATACTCTGCACAAACATTGAGGACAATTCTAACAGTTGGTACATTGCCACTAAGAGTTAAAACTTGTGCACTATTTAAATCTATTATAGGACTTAGAGGATCAACACTAATGTAAGCAGGTTTTGATTCAGTATCATAACTATAATCATTAGACACAAGTAATATAACATGTTTGAGTCCAATATCATTATATGTGTGTTGAGGATTTTGTAAGAATGAGTGTGGACTACCATCTCCAAAATCCCACTCCCAATATGTTGGATTATCAGATGAGTTATCAAAGAAATTAACAACAAGAGGAGGATATCCAGCAACAATATCAGCACTAAAACTGGCTATTGGAGGTGTAAAGTTTTGTTCTATTAATTGTGCTGCTGTATCACCAGGAGAAACAGCAGATACACCATATGTTATACCTTTTGCAGTACTATATATAACTATAGGATTATTCGTAACCAGGTCAATGAAAGGATATCCAACATCTTCAATATATTCTTGAACATTAGAAAATGCTATGTTAGAGCTGTTAACATAGCCAAGACACAATAAAACATCTGCCTCAGTTACTTCATGTGTATATAATGAAAACGTTTTTACTACATTAGACACATATGAATTAACTGAGTATATATCATCACTAACATCATACGCATTAGTAAATGCCATATTTATACACTCGATTCAGAGTCTCTAAAAAGAATTGCAATACCCGCATCATATACTTGTGTCAAAGCCCATGATGGTTGACAATATAGATAATTTACTCCAGAAATAATCTTTCCATCTAATCCCTGAGCCATATTAACTAATGAAACAGCAAAACAGTTTTTAAGAAGCCCATACGATCTATTCATACCAAGAGTTGCTGTTGAGTCAACGTTTTCTTTTGCATGTTCTATTATAATAGGACGCTGAGCTATATAATAACTCTCGTCATCTGGATCAACTGTAATCAATAAATTAGTATTAAACCCCATTGTAGCATCACCATATATTGGACCAACTTGATCATGTATAATATTAGCTTGTTCTTGATAGCAAGAACAATATGGTAATTTACATAAATGAGATGTAAACTGAAGACCACTAATATATGAAGCTGTACCATTTCCAAAAGTAACATATCTATGAGCATACGCACACATAACAGCACTTGTAGGAAAACTTACGGTTGTAGCATCTACCGTAACTCTATCAGCTGATAGATTAATGTTTGTTGCTCGAACATAATTAGCCCAAGTGTGTCCTTGAAGATCATATATATAGTAATATTTATTCAAGGTGAAATTGGCAGCTTGTCCTGAACCTAACTGTAAAATTACATTTGATCCTGCGGCAGCGCTTGTCTGTAATGTTCCTGTTTTATCAGTACCTTCTACTAAGTTGGTTAAGCCTTCCCATTCATCTAATCCTGCAGTGTACCAACTTGTTCCTAAACGTGTTTGTAGAATCATGCATTCAGCACCACCTCTAAAATCGTATGAAAAGTCAGCATCATCATACGTATTTAATCTATGTCCACTCCAAATACCTTGACCAGTATGAGTTATAGGGTTCCAATACATATAAAACTGAACTCTTATGTATCCAGCTTCAGTTTTTATCATACCAACTTTAATTATTTTAGCTACCTGATTAACAACATGTGACGGTAAATCACTAACAACAATATAAGGATCAGTTACAGCTGCACTCTGATCATCTATAACATACCATTGTGGTCCACCAGAAGTGGGAGTTTTAGTAACCCAACTGGTAAATTTAGCCAAGTATCCATTTACATCTTGACCTGTGAAACCACGTCCATGACATACTCCACTCTCTACTTGAAAAATAGCCATAAAAAATACTCCTTCTAATTTATCCTGTACAAATTTGTGTGATAAAACCTTTATCTCTAAATGGTGACACTATAATATCCCAAGTGTGTTGTTCTTGTTCAAACTGTACTTCTGTGTCTTTTACGCTAACTATTTCATATAAATAATCATTATAGTTAGCTTTTAATATATCTCCAATTCTTGGAGTTATAGATTCATGAACACCTGGTAATCCAGTAGTACTATATGTAGAAGCCATTTCAAAATGTCTTTTAGAAATAAATATATGAAAGTTATCGATTCCAGCAACACCAAATTTAGTAAAAGCTTCCTCTTCTCGAGGTAATTCATACATAGCCATAAAACTAAACAAACGCTCTATAACCTTCTTATCATCTTCTGCCCAAATAGCGTTAGCGCTTGTTGAGAAACTAACTGAATAATAAGTCATGCAAACACCATGCAAGTTATACATCTCTGTTACCAACAACTGATACAATAATTTTTCATTATTGTATTCAGGTTGATGTTGAAAGTATGAATTTTTTTGTCTTGATAAATTATCAAAGTTACCCATTACCAACCTCCCCAAGTTGTTTTTGGAGGCAATTCACATGTTGCTGACGTGTAAATTATATCCTGTTTCTCTGTATTTATGACCTCTTTGATATTGAAGATATCAGCTTGGTTAATAGCTCCACTAATACTTGTTGCAGATGTAGATGGAGTTGTTGATAGCTGATTATCTCTAAACGGTTTAACAATAATATCATATGTGTGTTTGTATTGTTCAAACTGAACTTCTTCTTGTTTAACCATTACAACTTGGTAGTAATATTCGTTGTATTTTGCTTTAAGAATATCACCAACTAACGGTTGGTACCCTCCTGAAATAGGGTATGTTCCTGTTCCTCCAGTTACACTGTTAAAGTGCATCTTTGAAACAAACATATGAAAATTATCAATACCTTCTAAACCAAACTTAGACCATAAATTATCTTCGTGAGGAAGTTCATACATCGTCATTATGTCCCATTTATCAGTTATCTGACGATTACTATCCTCTGTCCATGGATATTGAACGGCTGATGTTTGAAAAGATACAGCGTAGTATTCCATAGGAACACCAAACATATTAATCTGTTCCATCTGTAGTACTGCATATAACTCTCGCTCATTATCATAATTTGACCCACACTTACGGAGCCATGTGTTTGGCATTGGATCATATGCAGAAAATTCAGCCATATTACCCTCAAAAATTATTGTAGATTAATGATACCGTTTGATGGCCAATTTAAGAAAAATGTACCAGCTATAGCTTGTTTATTAGCACCAAATGGCAAATAACAAACAACTAAATCACTTGCTGATGTATCAATAATAGCAACAGCATCACTCGTAAATGAGGAGCTGGGCCAACTAATGTTATCAGCTGTCCATTTTCTAATTGAAGCATTTCCAGTAGACGATGTTTCTATAACATTTGTTAGTTGTACTCCAAATGCTGTGTAACCAGCTCCAGATACTTCATATGCAGAAACATTTGAATAACTATTCCATGCCTTAATAGTATTATCAGCTAAAGCGCTTGTGCCCATTAGCAGTACAGCATTGAACACATCAGTATCAACATCAGCTACTCCTGTCCAAACTTGAGTTTTAAAAGCAGTAGTAACAATTGCGTTTGACATCTTAGATCCTCCTTATAGTAGCATTGCTGCCCTATTCACACTTTTACCAAATTTTTTTGAATTACCAACAACTTTAGTAGGTTCTGATTTTTTCACAGGAGCTGGTAAACCTTCATATATAACTTTAGCTCTATTAACAATAGAGCCACGTAAATCTTGTTCTAATTTAACAGATGGTGCAATCACAGGAGCAACACGTAATACAGCAGCTGGTGAACTTGTGTTCATTCCAACTTTATCCTCTGATTTAATTGTTACTCTCTCAATTTTTGTACTAACAGGACACTGTTTATCTTTAAGATAATTTTTAAAACTCATAATAGCACCTCCAACCTATTTTTATTTATATTTCAAATCTAACTTTCTATTCACTATTTCGAATCCTTGTTGCTTATAGAACTGCAATCTTGTTTCAAAGTGTTTATATAAGTGATTTTTATTGTGAGCTCCTCGCTCACCAATCCATGTTAAATCATCTGCTATATCCCACCAGATTAATTGATCTTTACTCTCATGCAATCGTAAACCTCTTCCAATACTTTGCAGTACTTTGATTTTAGATTTATAGCTTGATGCAGCGACAACATGGTGTAGTCTTTTAATGCTAACTCCAGTACTCATTGTTGCAAATGTTGCTATAATTATAACATTTTCTTCTTTATCAACACTTTGCCTGATACATTCACGTTTTTCAGCACTAACATCTTTATAAATAATATAAACCTTGTATTTATCACCATGTTTTTTCTTTATATAAGATTCTATTCGCTTAAGATGTTCTATATGTCTGCATAAAAACAGTGCATTCTCACCATCACCCATATTATTAATTATAAATGAAAACACTTTATCTCTATCAGCATATTGCTCTATTCGTTGAACTTCACCAATATAAGAGCTATGTTTGTTAGCTTCAATTATTTCTTCTGGGTACTGTAATAATATGTTAGCAACAGCCATCTGAGATAATACACCACGATCCATTAACTCTTTTGTATCTTGTGTAAATATAACTGGTCCTAAAAATGAATATATATTGAATTTATCTGAAACTTCTACTGGAAGTGTTCCTGTGAATCCTACTCTATATTCAGCATTTACACATTTTTTAGAAACATTTCTTACACTGTTAGATCCAGATTTGTTTGTAGATCCAGCACCATGTACTTCATCAATCAATAAAGCATCAAATGGTTCAAAGAACTCATCGGGTCTGCGAAATAAGCTTTGCCATGTACTAACTAAAACGATGGGGATTTGATCACCCTTCTTATTTACTGAATGAGAGTATGTTTTACCACTGTAAAGCTTTTTAACGTTTGCATCACAATTATCCCAGCCGTAGGATTGAAAATCATTATACATTTGCTCAACAAGTGAAATACTTGGAACAATTAATAATATTTTAGACTTATTGAAATTATCCATTAGGTATCGGATCAAGTGATAAATAATCAAACTTTTTCCAGAAGCAGTTGGAGAAACAACTATGCCTGTTTTTTTATTAATAGCCTTTAATGTCGCTTCTGCTTGATAGTCATAAATATCAAACACAGTGTTTTTCATTAACTCTTCAGAATAGTCATATATTTCATCAATTGTAATATTATTGTATAAATCTTTAGTGTTAAAGTGCAGATTATATGTGTGATGAAATGCATTGCAAAATTCTATAAATTTTTTAAATAAACCTTCAGGAAGCATTCTGGTTTTCATGTCAAACATTGATATAGTACCATCCCAAATACCCATTTTGTATTTTGGATAAAACCAGAAGTTTGGCATCTTGAATGATAGATAATCTTTTAATTCATGAGATGGACCATCTTCAATATCGAGTTGGTAGTATACTTCATTAAACTTATAAACATCAATGTGTGACATTAATTTCCTTCGAGATATTTTTTAATTTCTAACCAGTTTTTTATGTTAAATGATAATTTTTTAATGTTATCTATTGTTTCTTCGAGATACTTAACTATGATCTCTTGACGATTAACCTCTATACTAAGTGTGTTATATTTATCATTAGAGTAAATGTAGTTTTCATATTCATGCTTGCTTTCTAACTCTCTGTTGTAATCTTCTTTGTAAAACTTATACAGTTGACCATATAGATATTCTCGTTGCTGTTTGATGTCTTTAAGCTCATCTAATTCACTAACCAGCAAAGTTATGTAATTCTGCAGAGTCTTAGATAAGGATCTGGTTTTGTCAAGTATGTTAAGCTCAGTAATATTAAAAATTTTAGATGTTACATCTTTAAGCTCAGCGAATGTATCTTGGTTCATCCTTAGACTCCTTTTAGATTTATATAGAAGCAGAGGTGCTTCGCACCTCTTGATCGCGCAGCGATCACATAGCATCTTTAAACGTGTTGCATCTCTATTTTTAATATCCTTATTTTTATGTCCACTTGTCAACAGTCTCTACTAATCAAATATCAAGGTCTGATTTTGAACAAGCATGATATATAATTAAATATAGAATATAATATATAAGAGATTATGCTACGCATAATCTTTAATACCTCACTACGTTCGGTATTAATTATTAATTAATTAATATATATTATTATAATTCAATATCAAGTATTTATGGATTATTATTCAAAAATCACATTCACCTGTTGACTTCTTGTTTTTAAAATTATTATATCTTAGTTAAGTGTTTAAGCTATTTACTAACTCTGGAGTTTTATGTACGTTAATTTTAAAAAGCTTGTTTTTCAGAACATTTTATCATATGGGTCATGTCAGCAAGAGATTAGCTTTGATAATGGTTTAAATTTAGTAACTGGAAAAAATGGGTCTGGAAAATCAGGATTCTTACTTGACGCTCTATCATTCTGTTTATTTGGAAAGCCCTATCGTAAAATTAAGATTAATGAACTAATAAACCGCAAAAATAAAAAGCGTCTTTATACAGAGTGTGTTTTTGAAGCAAACAATCACTCTTATAGAATTATAAGAACGCTTCAACCAGCCAAATTAGATATATTTAAAGATGGTGTTGAGATTGAGCAGCTCTCATCAAAAGGATTGACACAAGATGAGATAGATAAGATAATTGGAGTAGATTATACTCTGTTTAAGCAGATAATTACACTATCTATTAACTATAACAAACCATTTTTAGCTCTATACGCTTTTGATAAACGAGCTATTGTTGAATCTATTTTTAATATCAAAATTTTCAGTGATATGTTAAAGATTCTTAAAAAAGAATCAGCTAACTTGAAAATGCAGTGTGATATTGATAGAAAAACTCTCGCAATTATGGAAAACAACATTAAATCCATGAGAAAGAGAATGCGAGAATTATCAATAGCACTAAAAGATTTTGAGATTAATAAACAGACAGATATATCTAAAATTCAATCAAATATAGATAAGCGATCAACAGAATTATCAACTCTTCAAAGCCTGTTAATTAATCTTCGAGAGCAGATCCACGAAATAGAACCTCTAAAACAACACACATCTATACTTGAAAAAGCTCAGAAAAATGTTAGTGTTGAGCAATATAAAATCAAGCATCAAAAAGAGTTACAACAATTGTTGTTAACTAATACATTATGTCCGGCCTGTAACTCGCAGATAACTGATGAACATAGAGAGAAAGAGTTATATAAAATTACAACATCGATACTTCAAAGTGATAAAATTATTGATGTTAGTAAAAAAGAGATAACAACAAGTCAGATCAATATAGACTCTATAAACAAAAAAACAGCAGATAATGATAAAACAAAGTCAATAATAAATGAAACTGAAAGAAGAATAGAGTGGGTAAGTGAAGAATTGCAGGACCTGCAAAATCAGCTTAAAAGTACGTCTGAAAGAGCAATTGATTTCAATCTTGATTCTTTACAGCAAGAACTTGATGAAAAAGCTGATGAATATGCTAAATTATATGAAGTTTTTCAGAAAAACTTAGATAGTGTTCAAATAAATGATGTAGTTTTATGCATACTATCTGATAATGGTATTAAGTCTCATTTTTATAAAAAACTAATGCCTCTATTAAATTCAAAAATAAACCATTATTTGTCAAAATTTGAGTTACCAATTCAAATTGAACTGAATGAATTGATGGAAGAAAAGATTGTAGGTTTAGATAACAGTTCCAATGAAATGTCATATTTTGCACATTCTGAGGGAGAGAAGAAACGTATAGATATGGCAATACTTTTGAGTTTTATTTCAATGACTAAACTAATATCTAACTGGGAGTGCAACATATTAATATTTGATGAACTACTTGATAGTGCTATGGATGATGATGGTTTAGAAAGTGTTGTAAGTTGTTTAAAAGGAATAAAGAACGAAAATAAGAATCTGTGTGTGTATGTTATATCACATAGGTTAATAGATTATGATCAATTTAACAAACAAATATACGTTGAAAAACAGGGTGGTTTCTCAACAATTTCTTTTAAAAGTTGATTAGTTTACAATTAAAGTGTATATTTAATAATGGAGGTTTAAAATGGATCAGAACAAAAAACACTATGTTAATAATAAGAGTCTTAGAGACCTGCTAATTGACTATAAGACTACAAAGTCGAAAGCTACATTTAATAAAATAGGTCATATGTTTTTACTTATAGCACAAAATTATTGTAATAAACCTAATTTTATTAACTATACTCAAGACCGAAAAGAAGAAATGATTAGTGATGCATGCTTTGTTATGGTATCTAACATTGATGATTTTGATGTTGAACGTAGTAATGCATTTGCATACTTTACTCGTGTTGTTCATAATTGCTTTCTACAGTATATTAAAAAATATAAGAAGCAAAGACAAACTTTTATATCTTTAGATTTAATTGAATCATCACCAGATTTTTTGATTACAAATGAAGATAATATGAACAAGTATGAGAAGAATAATCACATAAATTGATAATTGTTTTATTAAAGGAAGTTTTATAGTGGAAATTGCACTCATATCAGACCTTCACTTTGGACACAAGAAGAACTCAGATCCATTTTTAGAAAATCATATTGATTATATTAAAAATGAATTTGTACCTTATCTTAAAAAAAATAATATTAGCACTATTATGATTTTAGGAGATCTGTTTGATAACAGGAGTTCTATTAACGTTAAAGTAAAGAATGCTGTTTATGATCTATTCGATCAATATTTACATGAATTTAAAATATTCATGATAGTTGGAAATCACGATACATATTTTCATAATTCTATCAACACTCATTCATTAAAATTCTTTAAAAAGTTTTCTAATATAACAGTTGTTGATGATATTGATCGAATATATCTTGATAATCGATATATTCTTATGGTACCATGGCAAACAAATTATGATGAGTTCGCTGAAAGAGTAGCCCGAAAAAACTTTCATTGTGATGTTTGTTTGGGACATTTTGATATATCTGGTTTCAAATTAAATAAAACGAGGTTGAGTGAAGAAGGATTGAGCAGTGATCTTTTCTTCAATAATTATACACTAACATTTTCAGGACACTTCCATACTCGTAGCAAGTCTATGAGAGGTACATTTTCAATTATTTATATTGGATCTCCTTATCATTTAACTCGACATGATACTGGTGAAGAAAGAGGTTTCTGTGTACTTGATTTGGAAACTTTGAAATATAAATTTGTAAACTCTAAAAACACAATAAAGTTCATTAAAATTGAGTATCCAAATACAATAAATGAAAAGATTATACATAATAACATAATTGATATTCATGTTAAAGTAGATGAGCAATATAGTGAAGAGCAACTACAAAAATATATTAGAACCATTGAAGAATACAATCCTTTATTTTCTCCAAATATTGTTGTAGAGAATAGTAACATAAACCCATTAATTAATTCTGATGTTAAAAACTTTGGGTCCGCTATTACAATGATTAAAGAATATGTTGATGGTCTGGATATTCCAAATAAAGATAAAGTGTACTTCACAATTGAAAAAATATACAATAGTGCTAAAAATTCTGAAACAGATATTTAAGGAGCTTATATGGTAACAATACCCACAAGTAATAAAGATGATTTTATGAGACAGCTTAATAGTCCAAATACAAATTTGCCTGTTAATATGCAATTTGAACAGCAAGTGAATAAAATAGTTAAAAATATTGTTATTTCATATGTATCAGATTCAGCAGGTTGTGGACATATTAGAAATGTATTTCCATTCACTTATTTAAATGCTGTTTTTGCACGTGATGGAAATTTAATTCCAATGATAGCTCCATTCTATCTATATCAACATGATATTTTGCTACGTACAAGATCAATTTTCTTTCAACGACAAATGTCTCCTCAACAGATTCCTCAGATACAACAGTATAAGAATCTTCAGAAGAACTATCAGTATAAAATGGTGTATGATATTGATGACTTTATTTGGAAAGGTCCTAATGAAGGTGAATGTTTACCTGAATATAATTTTGCATCCACTCAGATTGGAGAAGATGTTCGAAAATCATCTATTGAAATTATGAATATGATGGATACTGTATGTGTTAGTACTCAATTTTTAAAAGACTATTTATCTACACATGGAGTAAATAAACCAATTGAGGTTGTTCATAATACTGTTCCTAAATCTTTTTGGGGAACTGTTAAAAGAGGTCCTATTAAAGAAAAAATTAAGAAGCCTCGAGTAGTTTATACAGGATCTCCAACTCACTATTGTAATCAGAGAAAAATGGTTGGAGATTGGGATAATGCTTGGAGAGAATGGGTTATTAAGAACGTAAAAGATAATAAAATTGAATTTATGTGTATGGGTGGATTACCTTTCTTCTTTGAAGAAATTAAAAATAAAATACATGTTGTTAAGTGGGTCAATAGTTATCAATATCATCTACCTGTTATAAAGTTTAGACCTGATTTTGGTATAGCTCCTCTTGTTAGAAATTATTTTAACTATAGCAAGAGTTCAATTAAGTATCAAGAGTATTGTGCAGCAGGTTGTGTTGGAATAGGTACAGTGTTTACAAATGACATGCCATCTCCATACGATATTAATATTGTCAAAGCACCTGACACAATAACAGTTGATCAAATTAATCAAATAATTAGCGAATACTCAGAACCAGTTAAATTTAATGATACTATAACTAAACAGTTTAAGCAAATTGAAGATAATAACTGGTGGCTTGAATCTCAAGGATTCATTAACAGACTTGCAAGTTTACTATAAAGGAGAATATAATGAATACAAGTAAAAAGATTCTTAGCATAAGTCACTATGATATGGATGGTCAAGGATGCGCTATAGTTTTAGCTAATGTCTTTAAAAACATTAAATTCATTACAGCAACATTTACTAATATTGATGGTATCATAAAAAATACTGATTTTAGTGAGTATGATTTAGTTTTTATGACTGATGTGTATCCAAAAGATATAGAGTTATTAGATGATATACCTAACCTAATACTTTTGGATCACCATGAAACAAATAAATCTCATGAACCATCTAATAACAGATATGTTATAACTGATATTTGTGGTGCTATGATCACCAAAAATTATATTGAAAGTAAACTTAATGTAGATTTGAGTCATCTCAATAGTTTAATTTATTTGATTAATGATTATGATATGTGGATTCATAATAATAAAAAAAGCAAAATGTTGAATGAGTTATACTATTGGTATAGAGGTGATAAATTTAGAGAGCGTTTTATGTCAGGTAATACTCGTCTTTTGCCCAATGAAATTGATTATATCAAAAAACAAAAGAAGAAATTCTTAGAAACATATAATGAATTAGAAGTGTTTGATTTTGATAAAATAAATGGATGCTTTTTCATATTTGACTTCAATTTCGTTAATGATTTGTGTGAAAAGCTTCTCAAAGAAGAAAAATATGATGTTGTTTTCTGTCAAAATCCAAGAACAGGTAACATTAGCGTACGGACCAATATTAGACCTGATATTAATTTAGGAGAGACTTTTACAGAATTAGAGCTGGGTGGAGGTCACTGTAGTTCAGCGGGACTTCGAGGTATAGATAATTCATTTGACTCACTAAAATCGGTGTTAAAAGTAGTTGAATATGAATTATTAAAGAAATATCCACAAATAAAGCGTTGATTTTTAATATCATAAAATATTATATTTTAAAGAAATAACATTCTTGCAAAGAAAGACTACTATGATTGATGATTGTGAAGTAATGTTTAATAGAATTTATTATGATGCACGAACAAGCACTATACATCTATGGGAAACCATAGATGGATCAAGAGGATATAGTAAGTATCCATTTCAGCACACTTTCTATGTTGAAGATTCAACGGGGGAATCTGATTTAAGGGATATTTATGGAAATTCTATGACTAAACGAACAGCTTCAAGAAAAGCTGAAATGCAATCGTTTGTTGAGAGTGGTTTAAGATGTTGTGAAACAGATATTCCTCCAGAAATTAAATTTTTGCATGAGCGATATGAAAAAGTTAAGTTAATTAAGAACATGAGCTTTTTCAACATATGTTATCTTGATATTGAAATTGAATCTGGATCTGAGTTTCCAAAACCAGATGAGGTTAAATATCCTATCAATTTAATAACTATGAAATTTTCTAAATCTGGAAACATTTATACTTTTGGGAACAGAGAATACACAGGCAATAGTAAAGAAGTGAAGACTTACTACTATATTCCTGATGAAGTAGCTATGTTAACAAAGTTCATCGAGATTTTCCGCAAAGAAAAAGCTGATTGTATTACTGGATGGAATTCTCACACATTTGATATTCCATATATTATTAATAGATGTAATAAATTACACATTACAAAATCATTGTCTCCTTTAAATATTGTAACTTCTAATAAATATGGTGAGTATAAAATAGCTGGTATAGCTGATTTAGACTATATAAAACTGTATAGAGATAGATTCACATTCGATACAAAAGATAGTTATTCACTACAAGCTATTGGTACAGAAGAGTTAAAAGAAGGTAAATTAGATTATGAGGGTGAGCTTTATGATCTATATAAAACTGACTGGAATGGTTTCGTAGAGTATAATATTCAAGATGTATTGTTAGTGGAGAAATTAGAAGCTAAGAAGAAATTTATCGAGTTGACGCTTGATGTATGTTTTCAGGCACTAATTCCATTTGATAAAATATTTTCAACTATAGCAATGCATGAAGGGTATATTTTAGGATTTTTACATAAATCTAATTTGGTTATGCCAGATAGAAAAGATGAAGATGAGCAAGAATATCCTGGTGCATATGTTGAGGCTCATAGTGGATTATACAAATATGTTATAAGTTTTGATGTTGAAAGTTTATATCCATCTATTATTATGAGGGATAATATTGGTCCAGAAACTCTAAGACTTAGTCCTACTAACACTGATGGACTAATTCAAACTCCTTTATCAGAATATAAAGAGTGGGATACTAAAAATGGTAAGATTACCATTGGTGGTATATATTATGATAGAAGTAAAATAAGTGTTTTGTCACAAGTAGTGAGACAAATTATTGCAGAACGTAAAATGTTTAAAAAGAAAAAACTGATATGTGAGCAAAGAGACACTAATACAGTTATAACTAATAAAAATGATTTAAAGATTCTCGAGGAAATAAATTTAGAAAACGGAAATGCTAAGTTTTATGATTCTCAACAACACATTCGAAAAATCATGATTAACTCACTGTATGGTGCACTTGGTAATAGATTCTTTCATTTTTATAACACTAATAATGCAGCTAATATTACGCTAAGTGGTCAGCATCTTATTAAGTATTTGAGTGAGTGTTTCAATGATTATTTTACGAATTATTTTTGGTTGAATAAGAGATATTTTCCTATTAAAGATGAGAAAAATAAACTAACAAACAATGTTGTAGTGTTAATTGACACTGATTCAAACTATATAACATTACAAGAAATTATTCAAAAATTAAATATCAAATTTAAAGACAATAATGATTTTATTGTATGGGCTAATGAATTTATTAAAGATGTAATTGATCCATTTGTATCAGATATTCTTCAAATATATGCTGATCAATATGGTGTCGAGCAGGTTATCAATTTTAAACGAGAAAAAATAATTTCAAATATGTTTATAGTTGGTAAAAAACACTATGCAACAGAAGTTTTAGATAATGAGGGAGTTACATATTTAGAACCAAAAATAAAAATAACTGGTATTGAAACAGTTAAAACAAGTACTCCTAAATTCATTAGAAAACGGTTGACAGAAGTGTTGAAAATGATTTTACATTGTCCTAAAGATGAAGTTTTAGCTGAGTTGAAAAAAATCAAAAATGATTTCAAACAATCAGATGTTGAAGACATAGCTAAACCTATAAGAATAACAGATTATGATAAATATGCAAAACCTGTTGACTATTATATTAAAAATGGGATATCTTTTAAAAAAGGAGCAACAAAGCAAGCTAAAGCGTCCATAATATATAACTTTTTGATCAAAAAAATGTCTCTTAAACTCATGCCTATTGGTAATCAAACTAAACTGAAATATATAACCGTAAACACAAATAATTTGTGGAGAGTTGAAACGGTTGGGTTTATTGGAAAGTATCCAAAAGAGTTTAAAGAACTATTTAAAGTTAGTTATGAGGATCATTGGCAATCAGTAGCTCAAAATTTATTAGATGGATGGTTTGAGGCTTTGGGTTGGGGTAAAGCTAATTTGAATGAAAACACGTTTAAGAAATTTTTCACAAAAACAAAGAAGGAGATTTAATATGAGTTTCAATTATAAGCCAACATACGACAAGATTGTTGTCAAGCAGGTTGATGAAGTAGAAGAGGTCACAAAATCAGGACTTATTATTCCTGAGATGGCAAAGAAGCAGAATTTTAGAACAGGTGTTGTTGTAGCTGCAGGACCTGGATATATTGATCATGGTAATGTTGTTGCACCTCAGTCAAAAACTGGCGATACTGTTATATATAGTGGTTTAGGAACATATCCTATTAAGATTGATGGTGTACAGTATTTAATTATGCCAGATAAAGAGATTCTTGCAATTGTTAAGGAGGAAGTAGTTAATGGCTAAACCAGTTAAACCTACCATATCAATGGTAGATAAATTGTTACAGAACTCAGGATCAAAATTTTCGAGTATTTTACCTAAGTCTCCTTTTTTCTCAGACTCAATTGAGTTAGTTGATACAGACATTCCTATGTTGAATGTAGCACTTTCTGGAAAGGTTGATGGAGGTTTGACTGGTGGAGTTACTATGATTGCAGGAGAATCAAAGCGTTTTAAAACGCTTTTCGGACTTCTTATGATGGCAGCTTATCTAAAGAAGTATCCTACAGCAGCAGCAATTATATATGATACTGAGTTTGGAACACAGAAAAACTATTTTGATATGGTAGACCTTGATATAAACAGGGTTGTACACATTCCAATCAACTGTGTTGAGAATATGAAGCATGAAGTTATTACTCAACTTGATGCCCTAACAAAAATGAAAGAGGATGGAGAAGATGTCAAGGTTTTTATGCTTGTTGACTCTATTGGTAATATGGCATCAAGAAAAGAAATAAATGATGCTCTTGAAGAAAGTGAAAAAGCTGACATGACTCGTGCAAAACAGCTTAAATCATTCTTTCGAATCATTACTTCAACTGTTAAAATGTTGAATATTCCATTTGTGTGCATTAACCATGTTTATAAGTCTCAAGGATCTTTTATTCCTGTTGATATTGTTGGTGGTGGTCAAGGAGGAATTCTTGCAAGTGATAATATTTGGATTATCAGTAGATCACAAGATAAAGAATCTCAAGAACTTGTAGGTTATAACTTCACAATTGGTGTAGAGAAATCTCGATTTGTGAAAGAGAAATCAAAGATTCCAATAACTGTTCATTTTGAAGATGGTATTCATAAGTATTCTGGTTTAGCTGAACTTGCTGTTGAATATGGTATCATTGAAGAAACTAAAATCGGTAAATCTTCAGCATACAAATGGAATGATATTGAGATCAAGGATAAAGATATAGACACTGATGAAGCTTTTTGGAATGCTATTTTTGAGAACACTAATATTAAAGAACTAATTCAACAGCAGTTTGAATTAGCAGGGAAGAAGTAATATGTCAGATCGTTTAGATCCATTATTTATTGAAAAGGTTGTATTGAAATCCCTTTTTGTAAAGGATCATGTTAGGGAGAGGATAATTCCTTTCCTTAACACAAATATCTTTCATTCTGTTGAAGCTAAAATAATTGTAAAGCATATTTTGCAGTTTAGAGCCAAATATAATAATTTTCCAACTGTAAGTGAAATTCAATTAGAAATTGAGGACGATAAATATAATTCGTTTTTATCTGATTGTGTTAAACTTGACACTACTGAGTATACAGATGAACACCTGCTTGATAGAACAGAAGATTTTATTAAGCAGAGTTTATTATTTAATGTGTTCTCAGAAGCTGTTGATAATGTGGATAATGGCAAGCTTAAAGAAATAGAAGATATTCCTGACAAATTAAGGGAAATTGTTAGTTTCAGCTTTAATACTCAGATAGGATTAGATTTATTTAGTGAAGATGGTGAAGAATCAATGTTTAACCATCTTCATGATGAAGATAAGGTTATACCAACAAATATACCTTATTTTAATGCTGCTGTAAAGGGTGGATTTCATGAAAAAGCTCTAACGCTTTTCTTAGCAGCAACAAACGTTGGTAAAACTTTAATTATGTGTTCTATGGCAAGTGATGCATTACTGCAAAATAAAAAGGTTTTGTATGTTACACTTGAAATGGAAAAGCATATGATAGGTGAGAGAATACTTGCTAATTTATTTGATGTTAGTCTTAATGATCTCCCATTAATGACAAGAGAAAAGTTTAAACTTAAATTTGAAAAAATTAGACAACACATTAAACAAAATCTAATTATTCAAGAATATCCTACAAAATCTATAAATGCTAACCATCTTAGAACTTTAGTTAAAGATCTGGGTATTAAAAAGGGGTTCAAACCAGATATTCTATTCATTGATTATATTGGACTAATGGTTCCTATTCATATTCGTAAAGAGGAAAACAGTTATACAGAGCAAAAAAGAATATCTGAAGAAGTTAGAGGTGTAGCTGGAGAGTTAGGACCTGCAACAGTTTCTGGAGTTCAAACAAACAGAGATGGTGCTGAATCATCTGATATTGATTTGACTAATATTGCTGACTCATTTGGAACAGCAGCAACAGCTGACTTAATTATCGCAGTCACTCAATCTGATGAAATGAGAGAGGCTGGTAAATTCTTATGGATAATATTAAAAAGTAGATATGGTAGAAACAAGATTAAATTCAAAGTTTGTGTAGATTATCCTAAGATGAGAATAACTGCAGATGAAGAAGAAGTTGAAAAAATGAATCGAAATGAAGCTCCAAGAGCGACAAGAATAGTTGATGATGCAAGTGTAGTAGCTTTGAAAACTATGTCTAATAGTAGAGCTACCTCTCGTATCGAAAAGAAAATACAATTTAATTAAAGGATCTGTTTATGAGCCCAAATGAAGTATCTGAAAATGAAATTATTGAAAATATAACATCTTATGTGTTTCTTAATGAATTAAAGAAACGAAATATTGATGTTCAAATATTTTTCAATGACTCAAAAAATATTAAACGGTCTGATGTTGATGATTTAAATGCTGTTATTCAAACATGTAAAACTGAATATAATTTACAAATTATGGATTGTGTGTTGTTTCTTGAACGATATATAATCGATATTAAGAAAGCAGTTGAGTTGTTAAACGATAAAAACTATAAAGAACTTAGACGTGAGCTTGTTACTATGTACAAAATAAAAGATACTAAAAACTCTCTATCCAAATACTTTAAAAAATGATATATAGTTCTCCACTAATGGTTTTATCCATTGTGACAAATATTTCAAAAGCTGTTAATAAAAAGAGTACTGATTATAGTACTCTTAATATTTACAAATTATCTCATCAATTTCACTATGATAGAAGTCCTGAGTATATAAAGCAAATTTGCAAAAAAATATATAATGATATAGAAAATCATTTCTATAGCTATAGAGATTTAGCCTTATTTATTGCATGTGATTTCCTTTATAATCAAAAAAATAGTTGGAAATCTATAGACGTTAAAAACATAAATATAGTTAAAGAAATGTTTACAGAAAGCAGATTTCTAATAGATCAACAAACTATCATAGAGATCAATAAAAAAACAGGATTTGAAAAGCTTTCTCAATACTTTCAATTAAATAGTGATGGTATATCTGTTATGTATGATTTAGTAATGCATAAGAAGCATTTTATTTCACCATTATTCTATTTAAAGTATGAAAAAATTTCTATACAAAATGACGTTGACTTTATTCCAAGTGAATGTTATATTTACTTTATAAAGTTAACGAAACTTATTAAAAACATCTTAACAACAAAAACCTAATAGGAGGCTTCAAATGGCCACAAGACGTAAAATGAATTGGGACGGTTTAGCTGACAAACTTGAGAACGCAATGAAGGGTAAGGCTCGTCCAACTGACGAGAGATTCTACCAGCCAAAGTTCGATGAAGAAGGATCTGCACAATCAATCGTACGATTTCTTCCATCTCCAGACACTGACATTCCACTTGTAACGATTTATGAGCATAAGTTTAGAGGTGCAGGAGGATTCTATTCTGAAATGTGTCCAACGACTATTGGACAGCAGTGTCCTGTTTGTAAGAAAAACTCTGCTATGTGGGATACTGATAAGGATACTGTGCGTACTCGTGCACGTAAACAGAAGTTTGTTTCAAATATTCTGATTATTAACGATCCAGCTACTCCAGAGAATAATGGTAAAGTGTTTCTTTTCAGATATGATAAGAAGACTTATCAGAAGATCATTGCTAAGATCAAGCCTAAAAAGGGTGGAATTGAATCACCTTGTAATGTGTTTGATTATGATGAGGGTGCTAACTTTAAACTTATTGGTGAGATGAAGAGTGTAACAATTGGTGGAAAAGCTGTAGTGTTTCCAGATTATACTGGTTCAAGTTTTGCAGAGCCAACTGCACTTAAAGCTGCAGAAGCAGATGCAGCTGACAAGCAGTTGTTTCCTCTTGCACCATTTCATGATGCTAATCTCTTCAAATCTCAGTCTGAACTTGAGGAGATTCTTGATCGTGTTATTGGAGAACAGAAATCTACTGCATTTGTAGCTCCTAAGCGTAATAGTATGACTGATTTCTCTGCAAATATGGATAACACAGCAGATGAAACACCATCTCAGACATCTAATGAACCCATAACAGATGATGCTATGGAATTTGCAGATACAGATGATGATTTTATCGCTAAGTTGAAAAACCGCAAAGTAAAGAAGTAAACAAACACATCGGTCTTATTTGAGGGCAGCGAAAGCTGCCCTACTTTTATTATGAAATTAAATTTAAATAATCACCAATTAGTTTTAGATAAATATTTACGTGTTATTCTAAACACGTATTTTAACAACTCTACTCCGACTGCAGCTGGATATAATTTTAGATGTAATATTTGTAATGATTCTAAAAAAAGTAAAAAGAAAAAAAGAGGATGGATTTTAAAGAACAAAAGTCCATGGATGTTTTACTGTTTTAATTGTGGAGCAAGTATTCCTGCTACAAAATGGGTTAAATCCTATTTTCCTGACATTTTTAGAGATTTTTTAAAAGAAGTTTTAATAATAAGTAGATCAACAGACTCAGAATATGAAGTCCAGAAACCTGTTGTTGAAATTGTTCAAGAAGAAATAAAACCTGTCGTCGTATTAGATAAAACTGATATATTTGTACCTATATTAAAATGTAAAAACGTTGATTACTTTAATAGAGCTGTGCAAATGTGCAGAAATAGAAATATTTCAGACCATATTTGGCATAGATGGTTCATTGCTGTTGAAGGTAGATATAAAGGACGTTTAATAATACCGTTTTACAATGATGAAAATCAAATATACTATTTTCAAGCAAGAACTCTGTTTAATTCAGATAACAAATATTTAAATATGCTTGAGAATCGTGAAGAAGCTATATACAACTATTATGGTGTAAATAATGATAAACCAGTAATTGTATTAGAGGGTATAATAGACTCGCTTTTTATTGAAAATGGTGTAGCTGTATTAGGTACTAAGTGGCCAGAAGAATTACAGCAAAAGCTTGACAAGTTCAATGATTTATATTTTCTACTTGATGATGATAAAGCTGGAAAAGAGAGATCAAAAGAATTGTTGATGATGGGGTATAAAGTATTTATGTGGAAGAAGTTTATGAAGTGTATTAAACTTCCCAAGCGTGAAAAATGGGATATAAATGATATTTGTTTATATCTGAATAAAAACGGTTTTACTTTTAATGAATTGAAAGAGTTTTTTACAAACTCAATGGTTCAAGGAGTGTGGTTATGATAATTGCCGGAATAGATAGTTCTTATGCAAGTCCTGCTGTTGTATGGGCTGAACTTGATAATAAAACACTTGATGTAATTTGGAAAAAATATATCGGCTTTACATCTGTTAAAAAGTTTACTTCTGAAGATGTATATTGTTATGAGAAGAGTAAGCAAGAGTCTGACAAAGATAATATTATAAGCCGATATGTTATGTTTGTTAGTGTAATATCAGAAGCTTTGAAAATGGATAATGAAGAAATAAATTATGTTAGCTTTGAAGATTATGCTTTTGGCGCTCCTGGTCAGTTAACCAAGCTTGCTGAAACAGTAGGATCTATTAAAGTGTTATTTTATAATCATGGTTCTAATTTAAGATTATATGAAATTGGAAATATTAAGAGGTTTGCTACTGGTATAGGAAATGCTGATAAATTTATGATGGAAGATTCCTATGAGAAAATACCAACCAATGAAAAATTTGATCTAAGACACCTTCCACTTGTTAAGGATAAGAAGACTGGAAACCCTAAAGATAATATTGTTGATGCTTACTTTATAATGAAGTTTCTTCAAACTGAACTGAAAATTAGAAAAGGAATAATATCTTTACAGGATTTACCAGAACACCAAATAAAATGCTTTAACTTAGTAACCAAAGCTAACCCTCTAAATCTACCTGTACGTCCTTTTATTCACAAGGAAATTTAATATGCAACGTAATACGTTATCTTCGTTCTTTAAGAAAGACCAAGTTGTGTCAAGCAATAGTAACAAACTATTATTGATAGATGGACATAATCTTGTATTCAGAACAATATTTGTGGCTGCAGCTGTAGCTAAACGAGATATGCTCACTGACAATGAATTGTATGATTATTGGAGATATCTTATGTTGAACAACATATTCAACTTAATAAAAGATTTCAAACCAAGTAGAGTAGTTATGACTATTGATGGCCGTGATAATTGGAGAAAAGATGTTTATAAGGAGTATAAGGCAAAAAGAAAAGTGGATCGAGATAGTAATATGTCAATCGACTTTAAAACTTTTTGGCCCATTATGGATGAATTCATTTCATCTTTCACCAATATATTTAAAAATATTATTATTCTACAAATAGATCGATGTGAAGGTGATGATATTATTGCTATTCTTGCTAAACAAGAGATGAAAAATGGCGAAGTTGTGATAATAACTTCGGATAAGGATTTCATTCAGCTTTTACAGTATAAGAATATATCTCTATATAATCCGATTAAAAGAAAGCTTGTTAAATCAGTTGATCCTAAAAAAGATTTAGAGCTTAAAATTATTTCTGGTGATAAATCTGACGGAGTTCCAGCGATAAAACCTAAATGTGGATTAAAAACTGCGGAAAAAATGATAAAAAGTGGAATTGATATATACTTACAAAATGAGACGATAAAGTTAAACTATGAGCGCAATAAAAAGCTAATTGATTTTGAATTTATTCCAACCGATATTCAATCTTTAATTATTAATAATTACCAGAAATATCAAGTTAGCGAAATTGATCGTAAAAAAGTATTTGGTTTTTTGACAAGTTGCAATGTCTCTAAAATTTTAGAAAATTTTAATCAGTATTCCACTCACTTGAATAATTTGAAATAATATGGGATGTTATAAAACATATCACGGTAAATATGATTTGAAAAGACCTGATAAGTATATAGGTTCACAGGCACCTATATACAGATCATCATGGGAAGCTCAAGCATTTCGTTTTTGTGAAATGAATGCAAATGTGCTAAAATGGGGATCTGAAATTATCAAAATACCGTATTGTTGGCCTGATGGATCTGTACACAAATATATTCCAGATCTTTATATTGAAATGTTGGTTGATAAAACTATTAAAAGATTTATTGTTGAAATTAAACCTCATGGACAAGGACCTTTTGCTAACAGAGCAGGAGAAGTTAAAATTCCACAGCGTCCAAAAAACAATAATCCTCGCGCTCTTAAAAGATACATTACAGAGATGATAACTTACAAAAAGAATGAATCAAAGTGGATAGCTGCACAAGCTTATTGCAACGCTAATAATATGCAATTTATAATTTTATCAGATGAAGACTTTACTCTTTGAGGATTAATATATGATATTAACATGTACGAGAATTTTAAAGGCTCCCATTCAGACACTAACAATTAGTGAAATCAAAGAATCTATTAGGTTCATTAGAACTTGGATAAATTCTGGTAACTATAGGTACGATTTAAGTTTATTGATAAACAGGTTAAAAGATTTAGAAGAAATACAAGATTTTGGAGGAATAAATGGTTAAAGATTCAATGTTTAAGACACAATTAGCTTTTAATAACTGGAAGAAGAATTATCAATTTGGAAATGAAACTCCAATTGAAACATTTAAAAGAGTTGCTCATGCTTTAGCTGCAAATGAGAAAAATCCTGCTGAGTGGGAGCAAAGGTTTTTAAACACAATGGTTAACTTTGACTCCGAAGGAAATCCAATTGGTCTAAAGTGCACTACTGGTGGAAGAATTACTGCTAATATTGGCACTTCATTTGAAAAAGCCACATTAATGAATTGTTTTATTAATGGTCCGGTTAAAAATGCTAAAATAAGTTATAAGAGAAGCAATTTTGATAAAAGTGTTGTGTATGATATTAATATTGATACTTTAGATAATCCAGACAGTCTTTTTAATATTTTTCTCACTATTTTAGAGCAGAGCAAAACTCTTGCATCTGAAGGTGGGTGGGGAATGGATTTTTCTTGGATACGTCCTCGAGGAAGTTTCATTAAAGGGACTGGTATTCAGCATCCTGGAGTTGTTTCATATATGCAAATTTTCGATGCTGTTGCTGAATGTATTGTTAAGGGCAATAATGATGGGTACTCTGATAAGTTAAAAAATTATGTTGATGTGTTTAGAGAAAATAACAAAGAACAACTTGAAGATATAGAAGTTATTTTAAAAAAGCAGACCCGTAAAGGTGCTATGCTATCAGTTCTTCGTTGTGATCACCCAGATATTGAAGAATATGTTAGAGCAAAACAGGAATCTGGCAAATTGACAAAGTTTAATATGTCTGTTGGAATTACAGATGAATTCATGAATGCGGTTATTAATAATCATCTTTTTCCACTGAAGTTTGAAGGCAAAGTTATTAAAATTGTTAGTGCTGCTAAACTATATGAACTTATCATGAAATCCAATTATAATCGAGGCGAACCAGGAGTTATTTTTCTGGACAATGCTATGAAAAATAATCCAATTGCATATGTTGGAAAGATAACAGCCGCTAATCCTTGTGGAGAAGTAGTTGGTAATGGAGATTTAACCACAGTTTGTTTACTTGGTTCACCAAATTTAACTCAATATGTTGGTATTATTGATGGAATTCCTGTATTTAATTGGTCACAATATGAAGAAGATATTAAGGTTTTTACAAGAATGTTGGATAATGTGTGTGATCTAACAACTCTACCACTACCATCGTATGAACATGCTGTTAAAAACTTTAGACAGTTTGGTATGGGTATTAACGGTCTTGGATCAACTCTTTTAATGTTAAATATTCCATATAATTCAGAAGAGGCTCTTGATTTTATCAAAAAAGTCTGCTCCCTTAAAGAAAATTTAACATGGCAAACATCAGCTCTGTTAGCTAAAGAAAAGGGTCAGTTTCCTGCGTATGATAAGGAAAAGTTTTGTAACACTGAATACTTCCTTTCAGATAGAATTACAGAAGAGACAAAAGAAATGATTAGAATGTATGGAGTTAGAAATGCTAAGACCACAACAGCTCCACCTCTTGGTAATTCATCTATTACGTGCGATAATTGTTCAAATGGTATTGAGCCTATATTTGATATTGAAGTGGAAAGAACTATTGTATGCAATAAATGGCCAGAAGGCTTAACAGCAGATAATGTTAAAAATGTTTTAACTGAAAAAAAGCAGAAAGATTATACTGTTTGGCAAGGTGAGTTCAATGGTCAAAAATATTACTATGAACCACACAATAGAGGATTATGTGAGATTGTGTATATTAGAGATTATGGATACCAATGGATAATTGATAATAAGTTGGACCATTCTAAAAGCATTATCACGACAAAGGATCTATCTGTTGATGACCATTTAAATGTACAATCAATTGTGCAGTATTACAATAATCAATCAACAAGTAAGACCGTTAACCTTCCAAGAAATTATTCTTTTGAAGATTTTGAAAACCTTTATATTAAAGGTTGGAAAAAAGGTTTAATTGGACTTACTTCATATCGTGAAGGATCTATGGAGTCGGTGTTAAATACCATTCAAGAAGCCGAAGAAAAGAAAGAAATAATTAAACAGAACCTAAAACTACCAACAACGTTTATTAATGGCCCTACAGAAAAGATTAAGCGTGAGGGTGTAAAATTCTACATTCATTTTAGCTATCTTCCTGCAGACAATGAAATGAAATATCCAATTGCTATATGGATAACAACAAATGCGAAGCAAGAAGCGGTTGTTTGTAATAGAGCGTGCAAATCTTTAACAAAATTAGCTCTTGATGTTGGGATATCTGATAAAATAGTTGAAGACACTTGGGATAAAGCTCTTGGCGATCTATCTTATAATAGACTTGCAAGAATGATATCTCTTTGTTTAAGACACAATATTCCAATTGCTGACATTATTGTTACTCTAACAAATATAGAGGGTGACAATGTTTCTACAATTTTAACAGCTGTTAGAAAATTTTTAGGTAGACATGTTAAAAATGGCACAAAAGCAAAAGGTATAAAGTGTGGATCATGTGGTAGTGATGATATGCGTATGGAGTCTGGATGTTATGTCTGCAAAAGCTGTGGAAGTCAAAAATGCGGTTGACTTTGGAAGTTAAAAGATGATATATTAAAATAAAAAGGAGATATAATGTCTTTTAACTCAATAGTTCCTCAAATATCGTTCATGTTAGCTTCCAATAATTTACATAGAACTATCATGAACGGTTACAGATCATCTTCTATAGGATATCATAACCAATCAAACAATAATAACAAATTTATTGAAGATAATAAGGTGATGCTTAAAAAAGAACGTATAATAATATCAGATGAAGAAAATAATATAATTCAACACGCTAAAAAAATATTAGGAGATCAATAATGTCTATATTACTCGCAAAAGAGTCACCTTTTTTAGGGTGGCAGGGCGAAGGTTCAACACAAGGTAAGAATTCTCTCTTTATACGTTATGTTGGATGCAATTTATGTTGCACTGATTGTGATACACCATATGCTTGGAAAGCTGGTAGTATTGAAAGTAAGAAGTGGGAATTTAAAGAACTAATTAACGAAATAAGAAAGTATAATACCAACCATATTGTTTTCACTGGAGGTGAACCAGTCTGTTTAGCCACTAATTTTAATCATTCACTTGAGTTAATGCGAGCTTTAGAGAGCTATGTTTATACATGTGAGTATGAAACAAATGGTGTTGTCGCCAAAAATCAAATAAACAATGTAAAATCAAAAATTCAATATTGTTTACCATCGAGAGATCGAATTCAGTTCAACATTTCTCCTAAGTTTAATTTCAAACAAGATAGAGAAGTTAACACTGACCCTACACTAATAGATATTCTTCAGTATATAGATTATAAGAACTATATTGTTAAATTCTTATTTGATTGCGAAGAAGATTTAACAGAAATAGAGCAATTTCAGAAAAACCATAATATTTCAAAGAAAAGAATTTGGGTCCAACCAAAAGGAATTGATTCTGATACTCTTAAAAATGTAATAGTTGAACATTATGATCGCATTATTAATAATGGTTGGAATGTTAGCATGAGATCGCACATTTTTCTTTTCGGAAATAAAAAAGGAGTATAGTTGTCTTTGAGATCGTTTTCACGGTTAAAACATAAATACATGCACACAGTCAACAAGAGAGGTAAAACATGTCTAACTGGAAAACGATAGATCCTCCAATTAATAAGATATTTTTACAAAATGTACTACACCAACATAATTACAAAGATATTAGAAATGCTATTTGTAGAGTTAAAGAAAAAATATTAAAAGATAGACCTGATATTGAAATTTGCTTTGAAAATCATAAACAAAACGGGTCATATATTGTAACATCTCCATGTATATTTATAGCAGATATTGACAGATTCTTAGTTTGGTTTAAATCATCTAAACAAGAAACATGTAAATTTTGTAGTAATATTTTTTATCCAAAAGATTCAAAAGCAAAAATATGTCCTGTGTGTAAGTTAGAACATGATTGTAAATGCGGATGTGGTCAAAAAGTTAAAGGACCTGCAACATATGCTAAAGGACATCATTTAAAAGGTAAAACATATAAAGAAATACATGGTGATAAAATTGTCAATTGTGGACATAGAAAAGGTGAATTGAATGCTGCAAAACGACAGGACATTCGTGCTAAAATTTCTATAGGTGTTAAAAAGAGTTACGAAAATAATCAATATTACAAAGAAAAATGTGAACATTTAGAAAAAATAAGATGTGTTGAAGCATTATATTCAAAGCAATCACAATTTTTATTTTGGAAAATTTTTAATTTATTAAATGAAGATGATAAAAATAGCTGCTATTTTGGAGAATTGAATAGAGAGTTTGAGAAAAGTGGAGATGGATGTTCTAAGCAACAATATTTGTATGATTTTGTCCTAAATAATAGAAAAAAAGTGATAGAGTTTAATGGTGATTATTGGCATATGAATCCATCTAAATTTAAAGAAACGGATATAAATGAAGTAACTAAATTAACAACAAAACGTACTGTAGAAAATGATAAAATTAAAAATGATTTTATCAAACGCTTTGGATTCACAGTGTTGATAATATGGGCATCTGAATTAGAAGAAAATGAAGCTATAACAATTCAAAAATGTATTGATTTTTTAACTAAGGAGACAAAATGATCGAAATTTGTAAACGTGTAGAATTTGCTGCAGCTCATAGATTAAATGGTCATGAATCAAGATGTATGTTTTTACATGGTCATAATTATAAAGTTGATATTTTTATAACCGGTAATACTTTGGATTCAGTAGGTCGGTTAGTTGATTTTAAAGAAGTAAAAAACGGTCTTGGTAAATGGATCGATGATAATTGGGATCATTCTTTTATATATAACTCTTTGGATAAAATTAGTTGTGATATTGTTAGTGTATTACTTAAACATAACAAAGCCGAAAGAATTTACTGCTTTCCATGTGCAAATCCTACAGCTGAAAACATGTGTGTTAAATTAGATGAAATTGTTAAAATGAACAGTGATAAATGGAATAGTGTCAACTATCATATATCTAAAATTAGAGTTTGGGAAACAGATACAGCATATGCTGAAGTAGAGGTTGTATACTAATGAACGAAAAGTACTACATGACTTGGGATGATATGTTTCATCGTCTTTATTTGCTTCAGGAATATTGGAATGATGCTCTTTCATATTTTATTCCCACTAAAAACTATCCTGTTAGAGTTTATGGTATCCCAAGAGGTGGAATGATTTTAGCATCGTTTTGTAAGGGATGGGTGTCTGTTTATAAACCTGAACTTGCACATATTATAATTGATGATATTGTTGACTCAGGAAAAACAATGAAGAAATATGAAAACAAGTATATGCTTGATAAGAATACTCATGTTCCTGTTGTTGGATTGATTGATAAAAAAAGCAACGAAGAACATAAAAAACTTGGATGGATAGTATTTCCTTGGGAATCAGATAAAGAGGATAAAGAAGATATAGATGATCACATTATTCGCATTTTAGAATTATATGGTCATATGAAGCCTGATCAGCCTGCTTGTAATGCAGAGAATGTTAGACGTTTAAAGGCACTTGTTGATAGTTTTTTTAATTTTGATGATAGATGAAAGGGAAGTAAATGAATATTAATCCGAATGAAGTATTGAAAAGAGGTATTATCACTGGAATTGATAAAACTCTTAAAGAGGGAGATAAAGAATATCAGGTAGCTCAAGTTGGAATTGATCTTAGAATTAATGAAGACCTCACTCTACTTCCATTAAATGGAAAGAACGTAGAGATAATGGAAAAGTTTTGCATGCAAGATACTGTTGGATATCTTTGGATTAGATCATCTCTATCTCGTAAATTGGTATGGATGAGTTGTGGTGTATTTGATCCTGGCTTTATAGGATCTGGTGGAATATCTCTATATAATTTTGGTCAAGAACCAATCTCTATTCCAAAAGGTTTTAGAATATGTCAGATTGTAGTTTATCCAGCCACTTTTGCAAGATCCTATTCTGGCTTTTACAATCAGAACCAAACTATTAAATCACAATATTAACCGTTGACTATTGAATTTATTTAAGGATATATTATTATCATGATTAAAACTTCTATAATCGTAAACTTACAAATAGACGCTATACATAATTGGCCAACTTGCAATGTTGAAGGTGTGGACTTTCTTAAATATCCACATCGTCATGTGTTTCATATTACATGCAAGAAACGTGTATGGCATAGCGATCGAGATATCGAAATTATCAAATTTAAAGGTGAAGTAACATCATATTTGGTAGATAAATATGGTGAAAATGTACCAGAACAGTTTGCTTGGGTTATGTGTGATTTTAAAAATAACAGTTGTGAGATGATTGCAACAGAACTATTGAATAAGTTTGACTTGACACATTGTCGAGTATTAGAAGATGGAGAAAATGGTGCTGAGTGTGAAACGTATTATGATCCAAATACAAGACTTGGTTAAGGATAAATATGAAAGAAATTAAGTTTATTTTAGGAAAATTATGTTCTGGAAAAAGCTATTATTGTGAACATCATCTTCAAGACCACAAATATATTAGTGTGTCTAAGATCGTAAAGCAGTTAGCTAAAACTCAAAGTCGAAGTGAACTTCAAAAAACAAAATGGCTCGATAATGAAATTGCAAACGAGATTATAGATCAAATTACAGATCCAACTGATACTATAACACCAATAAACAATAAAATAGTTATTGATGGTGTTAGACAGTGGTCTATTATTAAAGAGATTGTTTCTCATTGCAAGATTCAATATAGACCTTTATTGTTAATTTCGTTTGTTTGGCTGCAGGTTGAAGAGAATATATTACGAGATAGATATGATATGCTAAAATCTTCATCTCAAAGTTCAAAATATGATATTAGTTTTGAAGATGCTATTGATAATGATTATAGTTTAGGTTTAAATGATATTGCTAACAATATATTTTCACCTGATAGAGCTTTTGACATCTGTGAAACTGTAAAAGTATTAGTTTATAAAGGAGAAGATCAATGGGAAACTGTGTCGAGGGGTTGAAGAAAGTTAAAGTTGGTTATATAACTCCTATTGAGTATTTGGAATGTGTTCCAAAAACATCTACATTTCATCTTATTCTTGCTCATCTTTTAGGTGATCATCGTTATGTTGATTTTTATAACGATCGATATGATGCTGGTGATTACATTATTCTTGATAATAGTGCTTTTGAATTTAAGCGACCAATCGAAGCTGATGAATTGATAGAGTTTATTAAGGGTAGTGGAATAAAGGTCGATTGTGTAGTAGCACCTGATTATCCTTTCTGTAAAGGAGATAAGACAGTTGATTCAGCTAAGAACTTTATTAAACAGATCAGAGAATATGGCTATGATTATGATGTCATGGCTGTTCCTCAGTCTGAAGAGGGCGATGTTGCTGATTGGTTGAGTTGTTATCAGAAGTTGCAGAATATTGATGGCATAACTCATATTGGTATGAGCATTCTTGGAATACCTAATGCATTTTGTTCTGTCACTGGAACTAAAGATATTATGGTTAATCGATTATTTGCTGCTGAATATATTGTTAAGAATAACCTTAATACAGGATCTATGTGGCACCATTTCTTAGGTTTAGGACAACCAAGAGAACTGTTACTACAACGTCAGATAGGGTTAATAGATAGTAACGATTCCTCATCTGCTTGTTGGCATGGTATAAATGGTATAACATATGATGATTCTTTAGGTGGTTTAGTAAATGGTAAAATTGATGCGCCAGTAAATTTTGAATTACATTGTACTAAAACTGATAAAGAAAGACAGATGAAATACATTATGTTAAATATTAATTTCATTAAAAAGATGTGTGGAGAATAAAAATGAGTGATTACTTACCAGATGTTCAAAAATCTACAGATGGATTTCCAAGAATTCCAATTCAAAAAGTTGGTGTTAGAGGTATTAAGGTTCCTTTTAGAGTAAAGCAAAAAGCAGATTATAGTTATTTTAATACTATTGCTACTGTTTCCAGCTATTGTGATTTAGTTGCGGATTTAAAGGGAATTAATATGAGCCGCATCTCACGCACAATTAATGATGTTCTTGGACAAAATACATGGGGATTCGATAATCTTAATGATTTTGTACTTGAACTACAAAGAGCTCATGAAACAAACAATGTTTGGATTAAGGCTAAGTTTGAATATATTTTTAAAACAGAAACACCTGTAACAAAAATCACATCTTATGAGCCAGTTCAAGTTACTTTTGAAAGTGTGTTGACTGATGGAGTAATAAAAAACTATCTTTCTGTAGAGACAGTTGAGATGAGTTTATGTCCATGTTCTAAAGAGATGAGTTTGTTGACTAATAACCTAACTGAAAAAGAACGTGACCTTTTAGAAAGGCTTTTTAAAAGTGATCTTTTTCATGATTTCAATGGTCAATCAACAAATATCGTTGAAAAAGTTAACAAAGCTGGTTTTGGTGCCCACAATCAAAAGAGTATTATTAATGTTAAGGTTGAATTAAATCGTTTTAATAAACTCAGTAATATCTTGTGGATTGAAGATATTGTTCAGCTTATTCAAAACTCGTCCAGCTCTCCAACTTGGTCCACATTAAAGAGACCAGATGAAAAATATGTTACTGAAGTATCTTATATGGGAGCATATATTAATGAAGCTGGAGATTTTGTAAATGTTGGTGGGGGTCCTCGTTTTGTTGAAGATATTGGAAGAAATGTTGCTGAAGAATTGAATAAGTTTTTGGATAATAAAATTCTTGATTATTGCATTGTTGTTAATAACCAAGAATCTATTCATTCAGATAATATTGTAGCAACATCAATTGTTACAGCTAACCGAGAAATGAAATAATAAGGAGATATGATGAAAAACAAAGATCGTGTAGAAATTACCTTTAAAAAAGATGTTCTATCTTTGATTAAAGATCTGACCGTAATTTCTAATAGTGTTGTTCTCAATAAATCAGAAGATAGCATTATTATTAGTCAAGGAAATAGCTGTGAGAGTTTGGGATTTATTTTGAAAACTCCTCTAAATAGTTTTAGTTTTACTGGAGAAAAAGTTGCGTTTTATGATTTCAGAGAGTTTTATCAATTGTTAGATGTATTTCAAAATCCTACTCTTGTAGAGGATGGTAGACACATCATTATGAGTGATCAAACTACTAAAATTAATTATTTGTTGTCAGAAGAGGATACAATTGAGTGTGGACCTACAAATATAGATTTCGGATCTCCTGATGCATCTATTGATATTGATTCATCTGTATTAAATGATATCAGAAAAATGTTAAACGCTATGTTTGCTCAATCTAATCAAGCTGTGCCTATTAGATGTAAGATTACTGTAAAAAAGAAAAAGGTTATAATGACTTTTTATAAAGAAGAATTTGATAATTCATTTGAACGAACATTTGAATGTGATAGTTCTAAAGATTTTGAATACATAGCGTCAGCTGAAATGTTTACAGATGTTCCAAAGGGTAGTTATACTATAGATTTTCTTGAAATCGGTATGACAAGATTAACTCTGAAAACAGATGCTGCAAAAGTTGAAATTTTTACCGGTGAAATACAATAAGGAGATATTATGAGTGAAGAGAATTTTGATGGTCTTGTTGACAAAGATTTTGATTTTGATCCTGCGTGTGAGTCAGCTTTCCCTGATCAAATTCAAGATGAGTCTGAACAAACAAACGATGAATTTGATACTTCTGAGTTTGACAAGACAGATTATAAGGTAAAAAATATTGAAGAGTTTGTTGATGTCAATAAAGGTGAAATCATTGATAAAAACTCTTTAACTCCCTGGGACAAAATCAAATATTTAGCTAAACAGCTGAATGTTAAAATTCAAGATCCTGATACCAGTTGTAAGAAGTGTTTTGGTAGAGGTTATACTTCTATTGACGCAGAGAGTAAAACTCCTATTCCATGTCTCTGTATTTTCACAGAGAAAGTTAATCCAGCTGATATGAATTCATCTACATTGATGAAGCACAATCGCCACACTCGTAGAAACATGGATAAACTTATGGCTGCTCAGAGACGAATTATTCTCAGAGAATCTGAGAAGGCTGAACAGAAAAAGACTCCTACAAAAGCGTTCATTAAAAAGAAGAATAACAAGAAAATGAGAGAGCAGACACGAAAAATTAACCGTGGAAAGAAGTAATTTTTTATGGTACCGAGTGATAACAATAAAAAGTTTTCTAATTATATTTGGTGTGAAAAATATAGACCAAACACTGTAAAAGATGTTATATTACCAAAACAGTTTACAAAACTTTTTAATCAAATTATAAAAGCTAAAGAAATTCCTCATCTATTGCTCTACTCTAATTGCAGTGGTAGTGGAAAAACAACATTAGCTAAAGCTCTCTGTAACGATGTAAAGGCTAACTACCTTTACATCAATACTTCATCTGATAGTGGTATAGATACATTAAGATCCCGTATTATGAAATTTGCTACAACTAAATCAATTTATTCTAATCAACCAAAAGTTGTTATATTAGATGAGTTTGATGGAGCTGGAATAAATTTACAACAAGGTCTTCGATCTCCAATGGAAGAGCTCTCAAATACATGTCGTTTTATTCTAACATGTAATTACAAAAGTAAAATTATTAACCCACTACAATCAAGATGTCAAGTTATTGATTTCAATATGACTGAAAAATCAGTTGTGGAAGAAATAAAACCAAAGATATTTAAAAGGTTATGTGGTATTTTAACTGTTGAAGAAGTACAATTCGATCAAGATACAATCAAACAACTTGTAGATACATTTTATCCAGATATGAGAAAAATGTTGAATTTGCTTCAACAGTTTGCAAATCAAAATAATAATATTATAGATAATAGTGTATTTAATTTTGAGTGTGTTGATCAGCAGTTTTTTGACATGATTATAAATTATGAATTTCAGCGCGCTCGTAGATATATTATTGAGAGCAATCACAATATAGATGAAATGTATAAAGCTCTTAACGATTATCTCTTACCAAAAGCTCCTAAAGATAAAGTTCCACAACTCATTATAACTATAGCAGAATACATGTATAGAAGTGCTTTTGTTGTAGACAAAGAAATTAATTTAGCTGCATGTATTATGGAAATTATTAGTATATTACAAGGATAAATAATATGATTAAATTTATTGTTTCAGTTGGCAATAATGCAGTATTCAATAATTATATAGGACCATGCATAAAACAGTTAAATGTGCCAACCTGTATAGTACAAAATAGTGATAATATTGTTGAAAGTATTTTTGATAAATATAATAAAGGAATAGATGCATTACAGCGTACAAATGGAACACAAATAGCGTCTGATGATGCTATTTGTTTTGTTCATGAAGATGTTAAAATCATTGACCCTTATTTTATGGCAAAAGTGTCTACTATTTTTGAACAGAAGCCTGATGTTGGATTGTTGGGATGTGTTGGCACAACACATTTATATAATCATTGTGCTTGGTATTTAAATGAATCTGGACAAATGGATAGATCATCTTCTAATCTTCATGGACATTTAATGCAAGAATTAAATAATCAAAAACCATACGAAAGTGTTTTTGGTAAATCTATTGGTTATTATGATGATTTATGTGTAGTTGATGGATTTTTCATTGTTATTAGAGGAGATTTAATCAACAGAGGTTTAAGATTTGATAATGCTGTGTATAGTGGCTATGATTTTTATGATTTAGATATATGTATGCAAGTTCTTGAAATGGGTTATAAGATTGCAGTAGCTGATATACTTATGCTTCATAAAAGTGAGGGAGCTGGTGTTAACAAGCCAAATTGGCAAGTTGCTAAGTTTGCCTTTCAAGAGAAGTGGAAAAAGAAGGGTAAAAGGTTTCCAATTACTACAAATCAATTTAAACATGTTGATTTAAACAAACCTGAAAAAATTAACGAAGATGTTACAGTAATAGAGATTTAAATGTTGAAAATTAAACTTACAAAAAATTATGATATATGTATAAGCATTGGAAGAAAATATTTTCTACCATTTATACTATTTACTGATCTAAGCAATAAACCTGAACGGTTCATTGTTGGCATTGATAGAGTTTTATGTGTTGAGCTTCTGTTTGTTAGAATTGAATTTATAAGCACTCTTGACCAAAAATTTTCTATGAGAGATGTATAGTGAAAAAACGAACCAAAATAGTAGATGAAAAAATTAAAGATAAATCTTTTTTTGATTACTTAAATGATGTAACAGTTACAAAGATTGATTTTGATGATACATCAGACACTGTAAAAAACTACACACCATATTTAATAAATAGGTATATATCAATGTGCAATATGTATATACCATATGTTAATGAGATAAATAAATTTAATGTTTCGAAAAGTGTACATTATAAATATTTCCAGACTCTATTACCCCAGAGAAAGCAATATTTTAGCTATATTCAAAAAAAGAAAAAATTTGACGTTGAAGTTAAACAGAAAATAGCATCTTATTTTCAAATTAGTATAAAAGAGGTAGAAAAATATGCTGAAATTCTCTCGGAACAACAATTTAACGAAATTTGCAACGCCTTTGATTATGGCAAACAAGGCAGTTCAAGTAAAACTAAAAAAGCTGCTGTACACACCTCCAATGGAGGGTAACGGTGATGCTTGTTGGTGTCCTATTGTTGTAAAAAATAGAGATGCTTTGATTAGTTGGCTTGGTGGTTATAATTTTATGAGAGATTTTGCGGAATCCATTTTTGAAGTTAAATTAGGCAATATTAGATTACCCATTAGTTCTAATCGATTTAATGATATAATGCCAAATGGACGAAGACTTGGTAAAATGAGCAAAAAAGAACAACAAGATTATCTAAATCAAGTTGTTGATCAAAAGGTAGATCAGATGAATGATGAGGTCCATAAAAGTGAGATGAATGTAATGGATCCAGTTTTTTTAGACATTGAATGTCCTAAGTGTGGAATTCCATATATATTTGACACATCTGATGATATACCTCATGTAAACTTTAACTGTAATACGTGTGGAGCATTGATAATACAATATACAGGTCATGATGATGAAGAGTATTTATTTGACGGCTAAATAGGAGAAATTATGAGCAAAAAAATTCTTAAAAATTCAGTGAAGTGTAGAAAGTGTGGAGAAACAGTTGAATCTTTTTCAGAATCTACTTTTACTTCATGTAAATGTGGAGAAACTAAAATTTCAGGAGGTTTTCTTCAGTTGATTAGAGAAGGAAGTAACTTTGATGAATTATCACAGTTTTATTTAACGGAGTAATTAAATTATGCCTATGTTTGATTTTAAGTGTAATAAGTGTGGTTTTAAGGATGAATTTCAAGATGGTGTAAATGTACCTCCATCTTTAAAAGTTCCAGAAAAATGTCCAAAATGTAATGAAGGACTTCTTGAAAAGCAATTTTCTCCAGGAGGACAAAGTTTTGATATAATTGGTTCGTGTTATATGAACGATTATGGAAAACATGCATGGAAGAAAAATATGAATACAGTTGAAAAAGCTGCTGTGTTAGCAGGAAACAAAAACCCATATTAAATAGGAGTAACAAGGGTGTTGCTATGGATGTAAAAGAGATTCGCTATCTAAATAAGACTGATAAAAAGCGCAATAATAAGTTTGATAAAAAAAGCTCAAGATTTAAAGATATGTATCAAGAGAGCAAACTTACTAAGCAAAGTTATAAAAGAGATAATCATAAAACTTTTCATGATTATTTAGAAGAAGAAATCAATTAAGGAGATTATTATGCCATCTTTTGGCAAAGTGTCAAAACAGCGATTGTCAACATGTGATAAGCCACTAATAGATCTGTTTAACGAAGTTGTTAAACATTTTGATTGCTTTGTTGTTTGTGGGACTCGATCTAAAGAAGATCAAGAAGCAGCATTTAATGCAGGTAATAGCAAGTTACATTATCCTAATTCAAAACATAACAATCTACCATCAAAAGCAATAGATGTGGCCCCATACCTAAATGGAGCTATTAATTGGGATCCTCGTGAGTGTTTATATTTTGCAGGAGTTGTAAAAGGTATAGCTGCTATGATGGGAATTAAAATTAGATATGGTGGAGATTGGGACAGTGATAATAATATAATCGAAAACAAATTTAACGATTTGGTGCATTTTGAGATATTAGAATAAAAAGTTGCTCCTTAATAAGTTTTTAATGTATATTTATATTATACTTATTAAGGAGACATTTATGAACACATTCACAGATATTGGTCAGTTTCGCACTCTAATACATAACGTCAAATCTAACTTCGACTATCAGGGCCAAGATGAGTCAGACGAACCCATCTACAGACATGAACAGCCCTATCCAACCCTCCCATTTCGAGGCACTGTCAAGCTTCACGGCTCTAATGCTGGAATAGTCCTATACAAAGATAATCATATTGAATATCAGAGCCGTGAACGCGTCCTATCTATTACACAAGATAATGCTGGTTTCATGCTACATATGCTTAATGTTGATGTCAAAAGCCTATTTGACAATATACCATTTAATGATAATATTGCTATTTTTGGAGAATGGTGTGGATCAAGCATTCAAAAGGGCGTTGCCATAACCAATCTTCCTAAAATGTGGGTAATTTTTGCTGTTAAAGTTGATAATGTGTACCAAGACATGTCAAACTTTAAACATCTTAAAATGGAAGATAATAGAATATTCAATATTCTTCAGTTCCCAACATTTAACATTGATATTGATTTTGAACATCCAGAAATAGCACAGAATAAACTTGTTGAGTTGACAATTGATGTAGAGACTCAATGTCCTGTTGGAAAGTACTTTGGAGTTGATGGTGTTGGAGAAGGTATTGTGTGGGAATATGTTGATGCCTCCAAACGATATATCTTTAAGGTAAAAGGTGAAAAGCATCAGAGCAGCAAAATAAAAAAGCTTGTGTCTGTTGATGTTGAAGAACTAAACACCATTAACGAGTTTGTTGATTATGCTCTGACAGAAAGCCGCCTTAAACAGGGTATAGAAAAACTTCGAGAGAATGGTATAGATATTGATGTTAAATCTACAGGCGCTTATCTAAAATGGATAGCTAACGATGTCATGAAAGAAGAAATGGACACTATTGTTAAAAATCAGATTAATGTCAAAAAGGTTGGAGGGGTCATATCTCAAAAAGCCCGACACTTCTGGTTGACTTTCCTAAATTCAGAGGCAGGTATTAAGTGAAGAAGTATGTTCACAAGGATGATGAGTACACAACAGACTTTAGTGTGTTTTTGGATTCTTTAAAAGAACCTAAATCTATTTGGACTAAATTCAACAGATTTCTATGGCGGTTTTATGATCGCTGTATAGATCCTAAAAATTGGTATTATAGATTTAAAAATATTGTGAAGTGGATTCAGTGGGGATTCAATCCAAGAGATATATGGTCGCTTGACCACACTACATCAAAATGGATACTTCCTCGTTTGATGAAACTTAAAGAAGTTAAACATGGTGTTCCTATTGGTGTTTATGAACTGCTTGTTGAAAAAGGTATATGTCTTGAAAATAATTCTTCTGAACAATATCAAGAGCTTGAAAAGATTTGGGATGAAGTTCTTTGCAAGATGATAAAAAGTTTTCAGATGGTTGTTGACGATGATTGG